TTCTTGGCTTCAAGTTTTTACGCAAGTTAAAACACGGGCCAAACAATGTAACATTTATTGAATTTTGCCGTGTGCAGAGATAGAAACGAAGCAGAAAGACGAGCTGCTAAACAAAGAAAAAGAGAAAAGGATGCTATTTTCGCCCAAAAGAAGCTACAATTCTTTAACAAAGAGACAAGTTTTTCCAGAGCTAAAAATAGAAATATTGTAGGCTACAGCCGTGATATAAGTGATCTTAACATGAGAGCTTTGTATACAGCTGGTAAAGGTAGAAAAGCAAAAGAAACTGCTGCTACTCGATTCTTCCAGTCTAAGGCTCGAGGTTTAAGTAAACAGCAAGGTAGATCACGTACAGCTGGACGTAACACTTACCTAAAATATCTACAAACGGTAGGTCGTGTAGATAGTGTAATGGACGCCACGTTTGGTCGAAACATGGCAATGGGACGACAAGGAGCTTTAAGAAGATTCCAAAGCAAAAACGCTAAAGCAAGAGAAGGATTAGGTATTCCAGCTTCATACGGAGCACCAGTTATGATGCCTCCTAGAGATAGACTTGGTGGTGCATTAGATATGGCACAACAAGGTTTAGCTATCGCTGCACCATTTTTACCCGGTGGTGGTATATTTACATTAATGAATCCTACCGACCCTCCATCTGATATTAGGTTAAAAGAAAATATAGAAGAAATAGGCTTATCACCAGATGGTTATAAAATATATGAGTTTAACTATAAGGATGATTTTACCAATACACGTTATCGTGGAGCTATGGCTCAAGATGTTGTTAAGAAGAATCCTATGGCTGTAGGTATACGTGATAATCATTTAACTGTAGATTATAGCAAGATTGACATTGATATGGAGGTCGTATGACATCTTCATTTGAAAACTTCGGTAATGTCATAGGTACGCCTAGAGATAGTATGCCGGACATCAGCGATACTAATTATCTTCAAACAGAAGCTGATTTAACCGAAGCAGTAAACAAAGAGATCGACGAAAACATTAAGGACACTAAGGCGTTCTATGACCAGATGGTCGATCTTGAAAGATTAAGGGCTCAAGGTTTTGACAAAAACATGAAAGCTTTAGCTGATATTGTAGGTAAAACTTCTGATATAGCTAAAGCTTGGCAAGCTCATAATGCTGACCAAGAGCTACAGAAAGCTAAATTTTCACAAGATAAAAATTTTTTAGACGAGCTAAAAGATGCTGAAGACGATCAGAATTTACTGTTAATTAAAACTAAAAACTTTTTCTTAGAGCAAGAAAAGAAAGGATTAATTATTGGTCCAGAACAACAAGCTGAATTTCAAGAAGCACTAGCTGACATACAAATAGCATCTGACCCAGACAGTGATATGAAATCTGATCTGAGTACCATTACGGATGCTCAAATCAAAGTATCTATAAATTCTGTTCTACAGGCTTTAGGTCATGGTAAATTAACAGATGCTCAACAGGCTTTAGACGTACAAGAGTTTGCAGCTCGAATGGTACGTAATAAAATACACTTTGACATGGCAGCCAAAGGCTATGATGTTTACAGTGGTAGGTACCGAAAACAGTTTCTAAATAAAATAGATCCTAAAGTAACCACTCACATGGATACTATGTTTTATTCATGGCAAGCTGATTTTAATACCAATAGAAAGGCTAAAGATAAAGAAATACTTGATGACAGAATTAGTGAAAACTTTTTAAACCTTGCAAAGACACAAGTGCAGGGTCAAGACCTTACACTTTTCTTAGGTAAAGAAAACGGAATCCTTAACCAGATTGCCTTAGAACAGTTCCCCGGTCAAGAAAACGCTAGAACTAAAGCATTATATTACTATGGAGATCAAGTAGCTGATGCAATAGAAAATGATGCTGATCTTATACCTTATGGTAAAATGTTACTAGAAGCTTTACCATATTCAGATAAAAGCACTAGAACTGATTTTGAAAGTTTTAATGCGTATGTAGAAAGTATAGATTTTAAAAAAGAACCTAAGCGTTTTAAGCAGGCAACTGAATTTTCAAAACGAATTGAAGATGCGATAGAGACAGCTAGTAAAACAGAAGATACAGATACAAAAGCTGCCTATAAACAAGCCGTAGATGATTTTTTAAAAAACAACTTAGATCCTGTACTTAAAATAGCTGGTGACGAAAAACGATCTTTAACACAGTTTGAAAAATTTAGAATTATAACTGCATTTACAGCTGACGAAGATTTATATAACCCTGCTGACCCTAACAAACAAATACCAGAAAGACTAAAGACATTATTTCAAGATGTTGGTGACCTTGATCCAGACGTAAAATTGAGATTAGATTATGCTGGTCTTGTAAACGGAAAGAGTGATATTATTCAACAAATGATACTGGATAGAAAAAAAGCTAACGGTGATAACAGTGGAATAAATACTGATGATTTATTACTAGCTCGAACTTTATCTGATGTATTATCTGGTGAATTAGCTGTAGCTCTTACAGGTGATGAATCTGCATTAGCAACAGAACTTAGAGCTGAAGGTAGTGTATCAGGTTTCTTAGCTAAAAAAGTAGAAGACTTAAAGCTTAGATTTAACAATGGTGAGTTTGACGGATTTGCACGTAAACTAAATTTACTGGCAGCCGAGCAAAATGAAAACTTACGTAAAGCTTATGCAGAAGATAATAGTTTATTATATAGTGAAATACCACACGTGGGAGAAGAAGCACCTTTAGATAAAGCTGTATTGTTCATAAAAAGTGGAGGCGTTCTACATCCAGAAGTTAAAGAGTATTTTAAAAAATTTCAGAGAGTCTTAAGAGATGCAGATGGCAACCCTTTGTCAACTCAAGAAATTATACTTCAACGTCTAATATCTACTGGCAGAGTTGATAAAGATGACGTTTATGGAGAAAGATTAAACGACCTAGATTTTATTTCAAAAGAAGAAAAGATTTACACATTAACAAATGGTTTACATGGTGTACATAATATAATTTCTGTTGAGGGTGGTAAGTATGCTAAAGATGTTTTAGCAGCATTAGAGCATCCAGAAGCCCACACAGGTAATTTTGGTAACAGGCAGACAGGTTATGACTTTTATAATACTGGACCAGCTAGAACTGGTAATCCGTTTACTAACGTAGGTGCTAATATCTTTGGTAAGTCTATAAAAGACAGACAATTAAAATATATAGCTAAAGTAGCAGAAAAGCACCCTAAAGTTATTATGGGTAAATATGGTATTACTGGTGAACAATTTTTAGAAATTTATAATCAAGAAGGGTTTGTCGAAAGAGTTAACGAAAATCAACGTTTTGATGAGAACTTTCAAGACTACTTTGCTATGGAGTTTATACGCTATAATCTAAATAAACGTAATTCAATACGTGGTATGAATGTAGATGGTCAAGGTAGATTTACTACTTCACTAATACATTTTACTCGACAAGAATTAGACGCTTTAGAAAGTATATTTCCTAAGTTAAAAGGTATGACATATCTACAACTACAAAGTTTAAGTAAACCAATAGCAGATTTATTATTGAATGATATTGAAAAGGCACAGAAGAAAGATAAAGAATTAGGCACAGGTAAAAAGTTTGAGAGACAAGCTAGATTAAAACGCTACGGCGAAAATCTTAAAAAAAATCTTGGACTAAATAATATACAAATACCACCTTCAAACGACAGAGATCAAACTGAGGGAATTATCTCAACACCATGACACAATCTTATACAGGTGGAGATCAAAATAATGATGCTATAGATATTGTTGCTAATAAGACTAGGGAAGCTATTGATGAGCTTAGACAGCAAGAAGCAAGTAGAGAACAAGTCCAACAAGCAGCTTTAAATACACAAGAGCAGGCATTACAACAACAAGAAGATCCACGAAACGCTGACAGATGGGGTGCTAAGGCACTTATAAAAGAAGGTCAGTCAATACTTTCAGGTGGTCTACAAGATACTGCATCTTCAATCGCTACTTTTCCAGAACGCACAGCAGATGCGTTGTCTGGAGAAATGCAGCGAGAAAAGGAAGAGAAAGGATTTTATAAACCAGACTGGACACCGTTTAACTCTTATGATAATCCTATTGAAACTAAAACTTGGTGGGGTAAACAGTTAAGATCACTTGTACACTTTGGTAGTTTAGCACTAGGCACAGTAGCGGCAGCTAAGGCTGCGGTAGCTACCGGTGCAGTAACAATACCAGCCGGGCTGATTGGTTTAACAACCAGCAGCCTAGCTCGTGGTGCAGCTATCGGAGCTGTATCTGATCTTATATCAAAAGAGTCAGACGATCAAAACGCACTAGGTGCATTACGTGATAGATATGGTTGGGCAGATACACCATTATCTACAAAAGAAACAGACCATCCTGTTATGATGAAAATAAAAAACATCGTAGAAGGTATGGGCATAGGGCTAGTCTTTGATGGCATAGCTTATACATTAAAAAAAGGTAGCAAAAGTGCTGTAGATCAAATAACTAAGCGAAATAAAAGCTTAGACGATCAGACAGTTAAAGCTGGTATCGCACAGCTACGTAGGGGAGAAATAGAGTTTAGAGCAGATAAAAATAGACCTGTAGCTGAACCACACCAAGGGGCACACATATCCGAGGTTGAACCAGAAGTAGCTCGTCAACAGTTATCTCGTACTCGTAACGAGTGGGGATCAGAAGAAGGATCTACAGGTAGTGTAACAACTGCTGTAGAACGTGAACGTATTGCACAGTATGGTGACACAGATGATGAAACAGTAGAGCGTATATTAAAGACACTTATAAGTAGTGAGAAATTTGCTAAAGAACTAGCTAATGCTAAGGGTGACAGAAAGAAACTAGCTGCTACATTTAGAGAAGCTGTTGAAGGACATCAACGTATTACACAGGGTAGAAACGCTCTTGATATGTCAGCATCAGAATATCTAAAAGAATTATTTGATTCTAGACCTGATACTATAGATGGTATTGACGTGTGGACATCTAAGAATGTTGTAGTAGCAGACTTGATAGTCGGTACACTAATGAAGCAACTACGAGACACAGGAGTTGCTGGTAGAGAAATCGCTGATTTAGTTGACTTACAGACTATAGATGGACCAGCTAAACAAATAGTTGATACTATGTTAACTGCAATGTATGAAACTAAGAAAGCTAGGTTTGTAAAGTCTGATTCGTTCAGAGCTTTAGGTGCTGGTAAATCACGTAAGAGAGAACTAAAACAAGTTCTAGATCAAGAAATGAATGATTCTAGAGATGCTATTATAGGTATATTAAATATTGCTGGAGACGATAGCAATGATGATTTACTTATGGCAGTCTTTGAAGCATTTTCTATGATGAAAAATGTTAATAATTTAGATGACTTTGACCATTGGGCAAGAAAGATAATTTTAGGCGGACAATTAGAAGAAGGTGGTGTAAACCGTACTGGTACACTTATACGTGAACTTGAAGGAGTTATGTCACATAGTATTCTATCTGGACCTAAAACACCCGTTCGAGCAATTATGGGTACATCTACTGCAACATTTCTAAGACCATTAGCTACAGCTATAGGTGCTGGTATACGTTATCCTTTTAATGGTGATGCTGTTACACTTAAGGCTAGCTTGTCTTCTGTTAACGCTATGGTAGAAGCTATACCTGAGTCATTCCAATTATTTAGAGATAAGTTAAACTCATACTGGAAAGGCGATATAGCTACAATAAAAACTAGATTTTCTGAGTATACAAAAGGTGACGAAAACTGGGAAATATTACGTAGATGGGCTGAAGATAGTGGTAGAGCAAGTGATGGAGAAAAGGCTGCATTTCGTATGGCTAATATAGCACGTAGTATGAATAACAGTAACTTCTTAACTTACTCAACAAAGCTCATGGCTGCGACTGACGATGCGTTTGCATTTATTTTAGGTCGTGCAAAGATGCGTGAGAAAGCTATGCGTAAAGTATTAGAGTTACAAGAAGGCGGTTATAGAACACCTAAAATAACTAAAGATCTAATGAAGGCATATGAAGATGACTTCTATGCTCAGGTCTTTGACTCACAAGGTAACATAGTTGATGAAGCTACTAAGTTTGCACGTAAGGAAGTTACACTTACACAAGAGTTAACTGGCTTTGCAAAAGGTCTTAACGATGTATTTTCTTCTGCACCTTTAGCTAAACCATTCTTTTTGTTTGCTAGAACTGGAGTAAATGGACTACAGTTGACGGCGAAGTATACACCCGGATTTAACTTCTTAGTTAAAGAGTTTAATGATATAGCACTTGCACGTCCTGATAAGCTAGAAAACGTAGCTAAGTATGGTATTACAAACCCTATTGAACTAGCAAACGCACAAGCGTTACAAACAGGTAGACTTGCTATGGGTGCTGGTGTTGTATTTATGGCAGCACAGGCTTGGATGCGTGGAGACTTAAATGGTAACGGACCTGTCGATAGACAAAAACGACAGATGTGGATAGATAATAAATGGGAACCT